AGAGCATCACCGAGCCAACCCTCGAGACCGTGCCGGGGCACTGGGCCAAGATGTGGGGCATCGACTTCGGCATCGAGCACAACTTCGCCGCGGTGCTCGGCGCCTGGGACCGCGACCAGGATATCTGGCACATCATCGCCGCCGTCCGCATGGCGGGGCAGGACCCGCTGCACCACGTCCGCGCGATGCGCAACATCTGCGCCGGCGCGCCCGTCGCCTGGCCGCACGATGGAACGCAGCGGGACAAGGGCTCGGGCATCGTCCTGGCGACCACCTACCGCAAGGAAGGCGCCCGCATGCTCCAGGAGCATGCGACGTTTCCCGAGGGCGGCTACTCCCGCGAGGCCGCCGTTGCCCAGATCAGCCTGCGCATGTCGACCGGCCGCTGGAAGGTCGCGGCGCACCTCGGCGACTGGTTCGAAGAATACCGGAGCTACCACCGCAAGGACGGCCTGATCGTCAAGCTGAACGACGACTTGATGTCCGCCAGCGAGAAGCTGCCGATGATGCAGCGCTTCGCCAAGGTGGTGCCGATGGGCAAGGCGCCGGACCCTCGGGGCCGTGGCCAAGGGGACCAAGCGAAAGACGTTGACTTCGATTTATGGTCCTGATACAGTCCAGTCGGACCCGCTCGCGCCCGAGGATAAACCATGTCCGGCACAACCGCCAAGAACTTGTCTATGTCGCCCGCCGCCCAAGACCTTGGCATGGGGGATATGGTTCGGCAGCAACTCCAGGATGACCTGGACGAACGCAAGAAGAAATTGCTTGCGAACAAGGGCGCGCCAGGGGGCAACTCTCCCTCGGCGCTGAACCCGGCGACCCTCTCCCTGTTCTCGGGGGGCGGCATGGGCGCGGGTGGGACTTTGTTCGGTGGGTAGGAAACGCCTTATCGCCGCCATGACGGTGCGCGAACCCGGGGACTTGCTCGAGGCCAGCATCATAGTCGAGGAAGGCTATGCCGTGGGGAACGAGCCGAAGCCGGTCCTGATGATCACCGTGCAGGGCCGCGCCGTCACGCACACCGCCGAGGGCAAGCCGCGCCTGCGCGTCTACGAGCCCAAGGCGACCATCGTTTTAACTGCAGATCAATTCAAAAAGTTCATCGGGGAGGCGAAAAGTGCTGGATACTAGCCCCTACCGCCTGAACTACAACCTCGGCATGCAGTCGAACTACGACGAGCAGATCGTCGCCGAGACGCTGCAAGAGTGGTCGCAGATGCAGGCGTGGCGGAACACGTTCGCCTCGCAGTGGGAGGAGGTTGCCGAACTGATCGACCCCAACTCGCGCAACACCTTCTTCGCCTACAACTTCAACTGGCCGGGCCAGAAGAAGACCGATCGTCAGGTGGACGCCACCGGCATGATGGCGCACGGGCGCTTCAAGGCGATCTGCGACAGCCTTCTGACACCTCGCAACTCGATCTGGCACGGGCTCGCCTCCGAAGACCCCTACGTGATGAAAGATCGTGACACGCGGTTGTGGTTTGAGCAGGTCACCAAATTGCTGTTCCAGCACCGTTACGCGGCCCGCGCGAACTTCTCGGCCAACAATCAGGCCTACTTCGGCGACCTCGGCGCCTATGGCACCGCCGGCATGTTCATCGACGCCTCGGACGGATCGGACGGCACGGGGCGGGGCCTCCGCTACCAGGCGGCGCGGCTGGGCGAACTGTTCATCCGCCAGAACCACCAGGGCAAGGTCGACGGGGTCATCCGCTGGTTCCGCCTGACGGCGCAGCAGGCCATGCAGAAGTGGGGTCCCGCACGGTTCCCCGAGGTGCTGCGGCCGGCGCTCGACCAGAAGTCCCCGATGATCTACGACTTCCTGCACCGCGTCGTGCCGCGCACGGACTACGACCCCGGCCGCATGGACGCCAAGGGCAAGGCATTCGCCTCCTACTACGTATGCGTGATCGGCAAGACGCTCATGGGCGAGGGTGGCTTCCACAGCTTCCCCTACGCGGTCTCGCGCTACGAGCAGGCACCCGGCGAGTTCTACGGCCGTGGCCCCGCGATGATGGTGCTGCCCGCGCTCAAGACCCTGAACGCCGAGAAGCGCACCTTCCTCAAGCAGGGCCACCGCGCGGCCGACCCCGTGCTGCTGACCGCCGAGGATGGGCTGGTCGATATCAGCATGCGGCCGGGTGCACTCAACAAGGGCGGCGTCTCGCCGGACGGCAAAGCGCTGATCATGCCGCTGCCGACCGGCACCATCCAGATCAGCAAGGAGATGATGGACGAGGAGCGGTCGCTGATCAATGACGCCTTCCTGGTCTCCCTATTCCAAATCCTCACCGAGACGCCCACGATGACGGCGACCGAGGTGATCGAGCGGACCAACGAGAAGGGCATCCTGATCGCCCCGACCATGGGCCGGCAGCACTCGGAATATATCGGGAACATGGTGCCGCGCGAGATCGACCTGCTGGCCCAGCAGGGGCTCCTGCCACCGATGCCGCCGCGGCTCCGCGAGGCGCGTGGCCACTATGGTGTGACCGACACGTCGCCGATCAGCCGCGCTGCGCAGGCCGGCGCCGCCGCGGGCTTCATCCGCACCGTCGAGACGACCAAGGAACTGGTGGCGATCACACAGGACCAGAGCCTCCTGGATGTCTACGACTTCGACACGGCGCAGCGCGACATCGCGGCGATCCAGGGCGTCAACGAAAGCTGGATGTCGAGCCCGCAGCAGATCGCCCAGAAGCGCAAGGCCCGCGCCGCGCAGCAGCAGCAGCAGGCCGCGATCCAGGCGGCGCCGGCGCAGGCCGCAATGATGAAGGCCCAGGCCGCGCAGCAGAAGGCGGGCATGGGGCCGAACACCGGACAACCACAGGGCGGGCAGGCGCCAGCCCAGGGCGGCCCGCCGCTCGCGCAACAGCTAGGAGGCTAGGCCGTGGCCGACAAAGCAATCCTCGAGGCCCAGGTCGAGGCCGCCCTCAAGCAACTACAGGACCTCGAAGCCGAGGAAGCGCTGCTCCTGAAAGAGGTCAAAGAACAGGACGCGGCTGGGACAAACGCGGCGGCAACTGCGTCACCGGCTGCCCCGCCGCCGGTTCCCGTGGTCGCGGCTCCGCCCGCAGCGGCGCCGGCGGCGGTCTCCATCGCGCAGCGCGCTGCCGCGTTCGCCACGCCCTTCGAGGGCACGTTCCTCGAGGCGTATGCGGACCCGGCCGGCGTCTGGACGATCGGCACGGGCTCGATCTGGGACCGTCGCAATACGCCCCCGACGCGCGTGACGCAGCACACTCCCCCGATCGACGCGGCCACCGCGCTGGCGTGGCTCGCCGAGGAGATGACGGAAGCGGTCGGCTATGTCGCTCATTACGTCACGGTGCCGATCACGGACAACCAGCGCGTGGCCCTCACGGACCTGATCTACAACATCGGCGCCGGGAACTTCGCATCGAGCCGCCTGCTGCGCTCGCTGAACTCCGGCGACATCACGGGCGCGTCCGACTACTTCCTCGACTGGACGATGGCGGGGGGCCACCAGCTTCGTGGCCTCGTGCGCCGCCGCGCCGCCGAGCGCACCCTGTTCATGACAGGTGAATGATGGCACTCAATGTCGGCACGTTCGGCCGCCTGATTGACTACTGGCGGCGCCAGCGCAACAACTACCTCACCACCTTCCGGTCGATCGCCGGGCAGGCGGTGTTGACTGATCTGGCGCGGTTCTGCCATGCCAACAAGAGCACCTTCGATGCGGACCCGCAGGTCGCGGCCGCGCTCGATGGGCGCCGGGAAGTCTGGCTCCGCATCCAGAACCACCTGAACCTGACCAGTCAGGAGCTTTACCAGCTACTCGATGGCCGCCCGGTCGACGGCCTCAACCCCAGCAATGATCCAGAGGATTGAACCATGTCCGAGACGCTCACGCCGCCCCCCGCCCCGCCGGCCGCCGCATGGCACGCCGGCTTCGATGCGGACACGGTCGGCTATCTGCAGAACCGTGGCCTCGCCGACAAGACGGCAGCCGAAGCGTTCCTCGCCACCGCCAAGGCTCACCGCGAAGCTGAGCGCTTCGTTGGCGCGCCCGCGGCCGAACTGGTCCGGCTGCCCAAGGACGCCACCGACGAGAACGGCTGGCGCACCGTCTGGAGCCGCCTGGGCAAGCCCGCCGACGCCAAGGAATACGACCTGTCCGGCGCCAAGTTCGCGGATGGTTCCGAGCCGGACGAGGCGTTCCAGGACTGGTTCCGCAACAGCGCGTTCGCGGCCAACCTGCCGAAGGACGCCGCGGGGCGTGTCGCCACCGAGTTCGTGAAATACCTCGAGGGCAATGCGGCCGCCGAAGCCGCCGAGCAGACTGCGGCCCTGGCCGAGAGCCGCGCCGCGCTTGCGAAGAACTGGGGCGGCAACTACAACCAGAACCTCCTGATCGCGCAGAATGCCGCGCGTGCCCTTGGCTTCGACCAGGAAACGGTGACGAACTTCGAGAACGCGGTCGGCTACGAGAAGATCATGGAGATGTTCCGCACGATCGGCTCGAAGATCGGCGAGGACAGCCTCGTGAAGGGCGGCGCCGGCCCGGGCGGCGTCATGACGGTCGAGCAGGCGGAAGCCCGCATCACCGAGTTGAAGGCCGACAAGGACTTCGTGAAGCGCTATATGGCCGGCGGTGCGCCGGAGAAACGCGAGATGGAAAGCCTCCATCGCATCAAGCTG